CGATTACTGTAATAAATATATCACTAACCGTAATATAAGTCAAGCAGATTCAAGGAAATTATTTAAGGGGCATGAAAATGGAGCAGCAACATTTTCGTGTTACTGCTCCACTTTGATACAGAATAGTAGGGTACGCTGTTCTCAATTTGTGTTGTTGCTTCTTTACCGTATATGAGCATTTGCACCGGGATTATCATTACCATAGCCCTCCAGAAGATTGATAACTCCCCAAACACCTACACCTGCTCCGATTGCGGTTACTACCGTCTTTAATCCTGTTACTGCTGTTGTAAAAAATGACATTTTAATAATCCTCGTATAATAAGTGTATAGCCAGTAGAAATGATGGTTATGCACTTATCCTTTCTATAAATTTATAGATGATCTGAGACACCTGGGATAAACCCTTTCCATCTCATCTACATTGGTTATTAGTTTCATAGGTTATTCTGTGGTATGATATCAGCAGAGTCTGATGTCTAGAGGCACTGCTTTTAATCCTTTCAGCCCGGTCTCCGGTGCCTGCTTATGGAGCTTGCAGCCTGAATCATATGTCACATTCCGCTTACACAGATGTTTCATCCCCTGGCGTACAGCACCAGCAAAAGAGCTGCCAGGGTGCATGCTTATTACGCGAGGTTTCGGTCAGCATATGATTCCCAGGATAAACCTTTTTCTTCAGGTTCCAAGAATACTTAATCGGAAAGGCGGGTGGTATCATGTTAAAGATTAACCCATTATCTACGTTTTACGTCGGTATTGACGTCAGTTCAAAATCCAACTATGTTTGTGCTTTGGATTTTTATAAAAATAAATACATAAACTCTTCTTTTGCTAACAATCAGCCTGGTGCTGAAGAACTAGCCAAGAAGATTCTTGAATGTTTGAAAGAACACCCTGATCTTAATACGATTGTTGCTGCTCTGGAGTCTACCTCTGTTTACAGCATTCACATTGCAAATTTTCTCTCTTCCTGCGAGGAACTGATGCATTTCAAACCTTATGTTTTTGTGCTCAATCCCAAATGCACAGCTAATTACAAAAAGTCTTATATCGGATTAGGTAAGTCTGATCCTATTGATGCCTTTGTTATTGCCGATTATGCACGTGCAGGAAATATCGAAACTGAGCCATGGCGTGGAAGCCAGTTCTTGGCTCTTAAACGCCTCACAAGGCATCGTCTGCATCTTGTTGAATGCATGACCAGAGAGAAAACCTACCTGGTTTCTAATCTGTATCTGAAGTTCAGTGAACTACAGATGTTAGAAGGTGATGACCAGCCTTTCTGCGATATTTATGGAGCAACCTCTTCCAGTGTATTGACAGAATACTTATCTCCTGAGGAGATTATTGATTCATCTGAGGAAGATCTCATAAGTTTTCTCGCACAGAAAAGTCGCAATCGTATCAAAGACATTAGCAAGACCGCAGAATTACTCAGGAAAGCGGCCAGGGATTCTTATCGCTTAGATAAAGCTCTTTATGAACCATTAAATGTATCTATTGCCAGCTCTTTCAACTGTATTGAAACTTTCAAGAAAGAAATCAAGCTTATAGATATTGCCATCGAAAGAGAAATCAGAGGATTAAATCCTAATGCTTTTATTATTCTTCAATCCATAGATGGCATTGGTCCTGTCTTTGCAGGTGGCATTGTAGCTGAAATAGGCGACATCTCTGCTTTTCATTCCTCTGATGCTCTTGCTAAATATGCCGGACTCATGTGGAAGTCAAACCAATCAGGTGATTTCGATGGAGAAGATACTCCAATGAGTAAAGCCGGAAATCGTTATCTCAGATACTATCTTGGCGAAGCCGCCAACAGTATGAGAAAACATAATGTTGAGTACGGAGCGTACTATCGAAAGAAGTACAACGAAGTTCCGAAGCATCAACACAAAAGAGCACTCGCGCTGACTTCACGTAAATTCGTTCGTTTGGTTTATGGATTGCTGGCCAGAAACCAACTGTACTCCGGCGTATCGCTGGATACATCAAATGAATAACTGGTTTTAGCCTGTGTTTTTGCATAGGTCTATTAAAGTTACCCTTTTTCTGAAAAACATATCGAAATCTTTTCAAAAATCATCTTGACATATCACCAGATTGCTCCTTAGTTCGCTTCTCCATCGCTAAATGTAGATGCTGTCTCAATACGGATCATATAAGCCTCTGTTAAGATTTCAGTTACTTTGAGCGCCTTCCAGCCCACAGTAGCTCTCTGATCCAGCGGATCACCTGTTCCGGCACTTCCCAGCTGTTTAATAATGGTCTTTAAACCACCACCTTCAATCTTGGTAGTCGCATATGCATTTGCACCAAAGATTAAAGTTCCATACACATCAATCTTTGTAGTGTCAGATGTGCTTTTTGCAGCTCCAGCCTTAGCCCAGATTTTAGCTTCAGTGGTTTCAACAAATCTAGCGCCCTCAATCTCTCCAATCTCCCCGTTATAAATTCTTTCTGGATTTTTGTACTTAACCGCATCGATCCAGCGCGCATCTTCTGTAAGATCGTAGGAGCAGTCTGGATGTACGATTCCGTAGTAATATCCGTTAATTTTCTTTGCGTTCTGCTTTTTGAGGAATCGAACTGCCTTTTTAACAGCCTTAACTGTCAGTTTCATTTCAGGAGTTAAAGCCGCTCTGGAGGTAACCTGCCCCTCTGCATACTGCACATTAGTTCCAGCTGCCAGTACTTCTCTCGAAATTGTATCCAGGGTTCTGCCTGCCTGAGATCCAATTAAGGTGGTTGCTTCAACAATGTTATTATCGATCGCTGTTAAGATCAGTAAATCTGACAGCTCAATGAAATCACCATACTGCTTTACCGTTGCCTCGATCTTGGTAACGTTCATCTCTTTACCGGTCGGTGTTACGCCTTCGGTCAATGGTGTCATTGCTTTCGGCAGCTGATCATACTTACGGAACTCAATGGTCTTACCACCATTTTTTGGAATGTTTCTTGTCTGTGCCCACTGATCATGCACAAGTTCCGGTTCTGCATTCTCGATCAGATTGCGATCATAAAATGTCTTCATTTCTACAGACATACCCGCTGCTGTAGTTGTATTCGCCGGTGCGTCAAATAATCTAAGATTCATGTAAATAATAGTCTTTTTCATGCTTTTTCCTTTCTACATCGTAATGGTCTCCCCTCTGGCTGCGCGCTCCATGACTTTGCGGAACTCTTCATGTGATAAATCCCATGCACTCACTTTCGTTCCATTTGCGCTACCGGCACCCACACCATTTTCGGACGGTCTGCCATTGCCAGATCGGATTGAATCCGCAACTTTTTTCTTCGTATCTCTCTCTGTCTGGGCCATTAACCCTTGTGTAATCTCGTTAAAATGAACTGCTTTATAAGCGTTTTCGACTTCCACTCCGGCACCCAACAGCCTGGTAAAAGTCTCATTCTCACATTCTTTTGCCATATCAAATTCTGGGAAATGCTGCTTACAAAGCTCAGCCTCTCGGTCCCATCTGGCATAGATATCATCCCTCTGCCTAATCTGCTGCGCTCTCTGGGCGCTTTCAACCAGCTGTCTATTCTGAGCCTCTGTCTTTCTCATTCTTTTCAGCTGTTCAACAGTCATGTTTTCTTTAAGAGCCTGCTCTTCCCAGAAAGATTCATCATTGTCGATGGCTTCCATGATCTTTGCTACATTTCCGTCTTCGATTCCGTATCTTTCAGACAGCAATGACATCAAAGGCGTATATGAATCAAGCTGTTCATGCAGCCGTTGCTCATCCTTAAATCTTCGGTCGATATGGCTTTTTACGTCTTTACCATACAGATCACGATACTTTTCCTTGAATTTTTCATAACCTGCCTGCCGCTCTTCCGGTGTTTCTTCCAGTTCCTGGCCTTCCTCTGCCCCAGCGCTTCCAGTGGTGTTCTGGACATTTTCTCCCGTTTGGTCTGCTGCTGGTGCTGCCGCACCGGCTCCACCGCCTTCACCTTCAAAAAGTCTTAAGTTCATTTCGATGATTCTCTTCATTTTGCTCCTCTCA